ATCTTTAATGCATTGCTGAGTGGCAGTGTGAACGGGGGATTACCTGCCAATAAGATTACGGCACTTGCTGGTGAGAGTGCAACAGGTAAGACATTCTTTCTTATGGGTATTGTAAAGAATTTTCTCGACAGTAATCCAAATGCTGGTGTCATATATTTTGAGAGTGAAAGTGCGATCACTCGGCAGATGGTGATTGATCGTGGCATTGACCCTAAGAGAATGGTGATGATGCCTGTGACAACCGTACAGGAGTTTCGCACCCAATCTCTCAAAGTGCTTGACAAGTATTTGGAGACAGCAGAGTCAGAGCGACAGCCCATGTTTATTTGTCTCGACTCACTTGGTATGTTATCTACCACCAAGGAAGTTGAGGATACCGCTGAAGGTAAAGAGACAAGAGACATGACACGGGCACAGGTACTCAAAGCGGCGTTTCGAGTGCTGACATTGAAGCTTGGGCGAGCGAAAGTTCCGATGGTGGTTACGAACCATACCTATGATGTGGTTGGGAGTATGTTTCCACAGAAAGAGATGGGCGGCGGAAGTGGTCTGAAATATGCTGCGAGTAGTATCATTTATCTGAGCAAGAGAAAAGAGAAAGACGGTACGGAAGTTGTCGGTAATATCGTTCACTGTAAGAATCATAAGAGTCGGTTGACTAAAGAGAATAAGATGGTTGATGTGCGATTGACTTATGATAAGGGATTAGATAAGTATTATGGATTGCTGGAGTTAGCAGAGAAGTATGAAATCTTCAAGAAGGTGAGTACAAGGTTTGAGTTGCCGGATGGAAGTAAGCAGTTCGGTAAGACAATTCTGAATGACCCCGAAAAGTATTTTACTGAAGATATCATGCATCAGTTGGACCTTGCAGCTGAGACGGAGTTCAAGTATGGCTAATGTAGATGTAGATTTTTATTGTCGGGCATACGATGATTTCCTTTCACCAGAAGATTGCAATACATACATTGACAAGTATGAGGAGACTCTGCGAGTTGATACTGATCGGTGGAAGGAACTTAGCGTATGTGTTATGAATGACGGCAGTAAGAATCCTACATGTGGTAATTGCTCTTGTGATCGACTTGGACCTATGGAGTTTGACAGGTTTAGCGAACTCAATGACAGGTTGATACACAAATGGCAAGAGGCGGTAGAGAGATATGTCAAAGACTGTCAAATAAAAGGAGTTCAGTGGCCCAAGGAGATTGGCTGGGAAGAACTGCGTATCAAAAGGTTCAAGGTAAATGAGGAAGAGAATCATGGACTAGAGAACCATGTTGATGTTTATTCTCATGCTCATGCAAAAAGGTTTCTCTGTCTGATGGTCTATCTCAATGATGACTTTGAAGATGGAGAAACCTACTTTCCATTATTTGATGCAGGCATAAAACCAAAGCAAGGAAGATTGTTTATCTTTCCCCCTACATGGAACTACATTCATAAAGGTAACCCCCCTCGTAGCCCCTCTAAAAGAGGTGCCAAGTACTTTATAATGACCCATCTAAACTATATGGATTTGAGTATCGTAAATCAAGGAACAAACTTCACTGAACGAAAAGTTGCTGCATATGATCCAAATACAGAGAAGATGACGAAGGAGCAGTTGCTATGGCCGAAGGCTTAAACTTCTATACGAGACTCTATGATAATTTCTTGGATGATGAAATGTGTGATGCTTATGTTGCATCGTTTGAGGAGACAATGGAGAAGGATGCTGAAGAGGTAAAGAAGACAAGCATCTGCACTGGTCCTGTTCGTCCTGATGGTCATCAGATTTGTGGCAACTGTAACTGTCAAAGAATGAACCCTATGGGATTTGATAGATTTGATCATCTGAATAAACTTGCGATGAAAAAGTTTATGGACATTGTGGAAAAATATCGTGAGGACACAATGATTCAAGATTGTCAGTGGCCATCTAATATCTTATGGGAAGAGTTTCGTATGAAGCGATTCCTTGTTAGTAATGGTGGTAAGGATGCAGAACAGTTTGGAGAGCATGTGGATGTAACCTCTCATGCTGGTGGTAAGAGAATGCTCATTCTGATGGTTTACTTGAATGATGATTTTGGTGGTGGTGAAACCGTGTTCCCCCTCTATGGTGACTCAATCAAACCCAAGAAAGGTAGTATTCTAATGTTCCCGCCCATGTGGATGTATCTACACAAAGGTAATCCACCACTTGCTCCAGGCTATGCAAAATACTTTTTGATGACATACTTGAACTATGAACCAATACAAAATTAAATTCTTGGAAGACAAACTGATTGACTATCTTGGGTTTGCACCAGAAGCGGTCATGGATCATCTCATTGGAACAGCTGTTATACTACAAGAGTATGGAGCTTCAGACTATCTTGTTGATGCTGGATTGTTTCATTCGATTTATGGTGAAGCATCAAGTAGGAATATACCAAAAAATATTTACTTGACAAGAGACGAATTGGTTGATATAATAGGGAAAGATGCCGAAAGGATTGTCTTTGAATATTCTTCTATAGAGTCACCAAGGACAGAGAACATATTTAACTATCCAACTGGTCAATTAAAAGAAGACTTGATATTATTGGACAAAGCAAATAGTGAGCAAATGAGGGATATATAAATGGTTGAATCAGAACAAAAATCTTCATATTCATGGAATCAGAAAAGTACTCTATACTCATGTGATTATCTTTCTGGTCAGTTTCTAGACATTGATACAAAAGCTCTTGAGAAAATGATTCTAGAAAATCATGCGAAAAAAAGATTAATGCATGAAGACCCTAATAATATTAGAGGGGAAGACATTCGTATTGACTATGATGAGAATGTGAGAAAACTTAAAGATAGATTGTGTGATGAATACAAGCTGCGTACAGGCAATGAGATAGAACTATGTTGTGATGAAAATCCTAAAATTCACAAGGATAGAAATGAATCTTACTGGTCAATCGTTCATGATCGTGGAGATACAACTGCACTTCATAGTCATGAGAATCCTAAAAACTATGCTGCCGGTCCACATGTTAGTGCAGTGTTCTGGATTAAGGTTCCAGACAATAGTGGGAATTTTGTTTTTCAATATAATCCAAACAAATATGTGGTTTCTGAAACAGCATTGAAATCAATTGAAGGGTTCTTTTTAATATTTGATAGCACAGTGAAACATCGTGTTACAGAAAATTTGAGTAACGATAAAAGGATTGTGATTAGTATGAACTTTAACTTAGTGGGTGTATATGATGTCTGATAAATTTGAAGAATTGCATTGGTTTTGCAGTGAAAGTGGTGACAGAGAGGCTTTTGTTTATCATGACAGTATGGGGTATCGTGTTAAAATGGTAGAGGTGGAAACCGGCGGTAAGGGTGGTGTTCATGACATACACCATGTCAAAGAGATTCGATCTATGGGAAAGCATTCTGAAAGGTATGCTGAGGATTGTGCAGAAAATTGGGTTCTGGGAGTTATCTAATGATTGGTGAAATGGTAAAGTTTAAAGACTATTGTGATGAGATTTTTACAGCTAAAGTAGTCGGAGTATTTTCTGATAAGTTCGATGCAGTAAAGTTTGAAAATACTGTACCTTATTATTGGTCAAAGAAGACTAACTCTTATCGTCCCGTCAAAGATAAGGATATGGAGTCTGTCTTTTTAGAGGTTGAATCGTCAAGAGGAAAGACAGATTATATTCTTCTTAAAGAAACACTTTCCTAAATACTAAACCATGATTAAATATAGAGTTATCCAAACCTCTGTGGATTGTATATTTGACAATCTCACAGAGGAACAGGCCTCTTATGCTCTTGCTAACTTGATTGATAAGGGTGAAGAGGGTTGTTCTATAGAAACATATGAATGGCTTCCTTCAGAATCTAAAAGATTGGGGCGTGATCCTGATTTACACTAACCGTTATAAATAATCTATATAATATACTATGTAGAGGTTTTAAATGGTTTTAAATGATTTTATGGGTATCGACGGATTCCGTTGGTTCATTGGAGTGGTGGAAGATCGGAATGATCCAGAGAAAGCTAGTCGAGTTCGGGTTCGTTGTTTTGGTTACCATGACGATGACTTAGAGAAAATTCCAACTGAGGATTTACCGTGGGCTCAAGTTTTAGCGCCCACTGATACGCCTTCAATGGCTGGAATGGGTAATACCCCTCACTTTCTTGTTGAGGGTTCGCATGTGTTTGGATTTTTTCTGGACGCAAATTTTATGCAACGCCCAGTTGTTATTGGTACTATTCCAGGCAAACCAATAGATGAAGCTAATCCAGAAAAGGGTTTCAGTGACCCCACGGCAAGATATCCTAAAACTTTAAACGAACCAGACACGAATAGGTTAGTTCGTGGTTCGATTGGTGAGCAACATCCATCTCTCTTGAAAAGAAGAGGTATGCAAGTATCTGATGTTCCTCTATCAACAAAACCTCATCTTGCAACTGGTGTTCAACCTGGCGCTGCGAAAGATGAAAGAAAGACTTGGAATGAGCCGGACGCAAAGTCAAATGGCCCAACACGGTATCCGTTTAATCATGTGCATGAAAGTGAAATCGGACACATCCATGAAATTGATGACACACCAGGCGGAGCTAGATTACTACAACAACACATAACAGGAACATTCACAGAGATACATCCGAAAGGAGATAAGGTTGTAAAAGTTGTAGGTGAAAGTTACGAGATTGTAATCAAAGACAAAAGCATACTCATAGAGGGCGACCTTAATTTAACGGTAAAGGGTAATAAGAATGAACTCGTACAGGGAGATTACGTCTTAGAAGTTGAAGGTGACATGTTCACTAAAATTCATAAGAACCAAAGAATACGAGTTGGTGCCAGAGGTGAAGCTAAAGGTGGTGGTAATCGTGAAGAGGAAATTGTTGGAAGTCATGCCTTTGATATTAGACAAGGTGTTAAGGGGAGAGTAGGTAGCGCAGAGGAAGGCAATCGAGACTTTGATGTTACGATAGGGGGCAACGAGACTAGAATAGTTGGCGGAACTTATGACCTAAATGTTACAAAAAA